CTTTATTAAAAGGTATCCAACTAATATTACTTTTTCTATATCTTTGATCTAACTTTTTATTCTCACCAGTTGTATCAACAGTAGCATTTATTTTAGGTTCACTTTGTCCTGTATGGATAAGCTCCTGACATTGTTGTGGAGTCAGGATTGGTTGCGGAGTTACTATTGCATAAGATTTCCAATTAGGTTCTCTCATTAAAAATAATTAATGTTAATGTTAATACGCCCTACACTATCTGTGCAAGTTGCACTTGTATGTTTTGTAGAGGGATCAAACAATAAAATTCTATTTTCTACACTTTCAATTTTAGTACCGTCTTCTAAGAGTGTATAGCCATTATTACTATTGATAGAAAAGATAGCTCCTTTATGAGAAAAGGTTTTATCTGTGTGAAATCCATGTTCTATTTGAGCTCCAACATAAGGATAAAGATTAGCCTTGACTCTAATTAAGGATTTAACTTCTAGTTTATTTAAAATAGGTAAAATGTCGTTAAAGTTTCTAGAAGTAGGCTGAGCAACGCCCTGAAGTTTATCATAAAATTGATGAAAAAAATAATAATTATTATTTCCTTTCTTTTCATTTGATGAAACTCTATCACACAAAAACCAGGGAAAACCTTGAGACTCTATAAGCTTCTTTATTCCATCAAAAGTTTTTTTATCTAAAAAATTATCTATGATTTCGTGCTTAGTTGCTCCGTAATTCATTAAATTCATTAATTTACTTTTTCCTTTCCTTTCCTTTTACAGTACTAGTATCACTTTTTGCAGTAAATGCAAAGTCTTAGAGGGATCGTTTATTTATTATAAAACGATTGTGTCAGCTTCAGCTTCAGTTAATGCTTCTCCAGCAATTAACTTTGCTTTCGCATTAGCTTTGTCAGTAGCTCTTTGATCTGATGCAGTTTTTCTAGTTTCTTGATCAACAGCATCTTGTGCTATTTCAGCATCTTTTTTAGCTTCTTCTTCGGCTGTAAATTGAACCTGAACTCCGTTAATATTGTGATATCTTGGCATATTATCTCCTATTAGGTCGTTGACCTTCCATATAATGTAACTGTTCCTAAAGCTACGTCACCTGCTGATAAATAAAATTGAAGTCCTGTAAGAGCAGAAGTTCCATCATATAAACCCCCACCAAAATAGTTAGCTGTAACTCCTTGAGAAGGAACATTTCCGCCTAGACGTATCGTATTCCAAAACCAACTATTTTTATTAAGTGATGCACTATGTACATCACTGACTGTATATTGAAAATCCATACAATACCCAGCCGTATTTCCTAAAGCTGCTCCTCCATAAGGATCTATAAATTGAATAGTGTCTGCATCTCTACTCCAACCATCCATAGCCTGTCCGCCATCATTTCGTATATCCACAGCTCTGCAACTCCATTGATACTCACTTGCTGTAACAACTGAACCACCAACATAATATCTTACTCTGGGAAATGAAATGTTAGTAGCGGCTGTTATTCCAGAACCAACCATCTTAAAATCTTTATAATCGGCTGATAAAGTTGTAAAATCTATTGTGGCATCGTCAGATGCTGTTGTCGTTGAAATTAATGTCCAAGCACCACCACCTGCCGCTGCAGCCCATGAGGGAACTCCTGAAGCTAATGTTAATACTTCGTCATCACTTCCCTTTGCTAATTTTGCTAATGTATTAGCACCAGAAGCATACAAAATATCTCCTGCTGCTGTCATTAAGGATTGTGGTGAGTTAACCCATTCAGGCGCCGTTGCCCCTGAATTAGTTTGTAATGTTTGTCGTGCGGTTCCTACTCCTAATTTTGATATCGCTGTGCTACCTGATGCGTATACAATATCTCCTGTTGTATAACTTGTTTGACCCGTACCACCTTTGGCAGCAGTTATAGTTGGTAAAACGGTAAGATCAACGGATCCCCAATCGGGGGCCGTCGCTCCTGAATTCATCGCCAAAACCTGTTCGGCTGTTCCTTTTGCTAATTTTGTTAATGTTGTTGTGCCTGACGCATAGAGAATATCTCCAGCAGTGAAGGAAGCTAAACCTGTTCCACCACTTGCTACTCCAATTCCATCGGTAACTGTAAGAGTTGCTCCTGTAGGTATAGTAATAGTATCGGAAGCATCTCCTATTTGTAATGCCGTGCCTCCTGATGGACTTACTTTATCTGTTTTTACTTCACTTGCCATGATTGATCCTTTTTATATTAATTTAAAATTTAAGTAAATAACTATTTTTATCTCTTATACAATGGTTAAAACCAAATTCACCGTCCATACATATGTGGACACATCTATTGGACCCACTAACATATAATTGGTGTCTGATGCCGCTGTCAAGGTTCTATTGTCCGTAAGAACTGAATAGTTAGAAAAGGTCTTAGTTTCGTCGGTTATTTGTCCTCCAAGAGCGGGGACAGAAGCTCCATCTGCATCTAAATAAACTGCTTTTTCTGCGGGTAAGGTACAAAAAACTTCTTTTGAGCCTGCTGAAAAATCTACCGCTGCATCGCCATTGGAACTTTCCAAAACGCTAGTTCGGGTTAATGTTGAACTATCTCCATTTAATGTTCCTAATCCTACTTCCCATTCGCTTTCACTGTTTATTGAAATAGCATAGTACGTCGTATTACTATTTCCAATTCCAGCAGCGAAAGTTTGAAAACCACCGACGGCTCCTCCCAGAGTCACGGCTCCCGTGCCTGTTGTTGAAGTTAATTCTCTTACTCTATTATTTATTACTAATGCCATCTTATGCTACCTGGATAATTGCGGTTGTTGCTGCATCGGCTGGAAACTGAATTGTAAAATCTCCTGAAGTTGCTACTTTATCTCCACCAAAATCTATAACTAAAACTAATTTGTTACTCGCGCTCGTATTATAAATAGCGGCTCCTAATGAAGTTAATGTTACACTCGAAAAAACTTCATTATCAAAATCTACAGTAGCGGTGTTGCTTCCTGGAACACTCACTCCTTGACCATCTAATGCATTTCCTCCTGTTGTATAGCCTGTACCTGAAGAACTTACTTCATTGGTCGTACTATAAGCAGTTGAAGAAGTTGTATAGGGTGGACCTAAGGTTGTTACATACAAAGCAATTTTAAAGGTATTTCCTCCACTTGCAAAGTTATGTGTGCCTGATAACAGTTCCAATTTAAATGCGTCTGGTATAATATTTGCCATATTTTATTCCTTAATCTTGTGTTGGTGGTGGCGATTTAAGAGGCGTTCGAATGACTCCATCCATGTATTCGTCCCTGCGTCTTCGACCTTGTTGTTCGATCGCATACGATTGTAAAGCCTGCTGGTACGATTGCTGATAGTACTGTATCAGATTTTGCGGACCTTTCAAGTATCCATATGCTTCTAACAAAGAACCATACAAAAGTAAATCCTGATATTTGTTGCTTAAATAAGTTGTTGTTGAATCTGACGTCGTAATACTGGTTGGCTGTTTAATGTAAGCCATAGTAATTTCATAAGCTGCATCAGGAGTAGGGGATACCACCCAATAGACAGCGTCCCAATTTCCATAGTATTTAGGTAATCCTGACGCTGTTGAAGGCGTATTATAATACTCCGTCATATAAGAAGTATCTTTTCTTTCCAAAAAAACATTAGTCGTAGGGCTCACATTAGTATTAGCCAATTGAACATAACGAATAATTCTTAAGTCGGTGGGAACCGTTACATACCGATTTCCAGTAGTAAGAGTAGAGGTGGCATAAAATCGATTATCATCATTATCCGCTTCTCTATAAATTCTGTTTTCTGCGTTTTTAGTAATAGTACTACAAATAGCATCCGTTAAAACGGTATCGTCTACTTCTGTGTAGCTTCTTAAATCTGTTTTTAAATTTGCGAACGTATATGCCATTATGGTCTATCTCCTACGGGTCCTGCAAAAGAAGGAAACCCTCCTGCTGTTGTAGCACTTGAGGCTGCCGAAGCCAATACAAAAGTATATTGATTGCTAACGGTCTTGGTTGAAGGTTGACCTGGATAATTAACCGTAATGTTAATCGGTGTAATACTATAAGATCCAAATACTTTATCTAAATCATTGTGAGCATTTGCTGTACTTGACTGGGGAGTTAATCCATAAAGAGGCGCCGAAGAACCTCGAGTTAAACCTGTTAAAGTATGTGTAGACTTACCTGTATATTTAATAACTTCACTGAGAGTAAAAGTATTTTCTCCTGCTCTCGTTTGAGCTGCAGTAGGTTGAGTTTGAACATAGATATATCCTGAACTTGGAAAAGCCGAAGCATCTGTTAAAGTTAAAGATGTGACTGCCGCAGTAATGTCTCCATTCAAAGTAGTTTCTAATTCTAAAGTTGAAATAGCAACTCCTCCCACCGCCTGTTGTACATCTCTAAACCTTATAGCATCTCCACTTGAAAAATTATGACTAGGTTGAGTCACTGTAACCGTTGTACTCACAGTCGTGGTAAAAGGATTATTAGGTAAAATAGTAGGTGTAGGAAAAGCTGTTCGTGCTGGTCTCACCTTCGTAAGAGACATCGAGTCAGCGCTTAAAGTTTTAGGTCGTAGTTGAGGTTGTTTGGGTTCATATTCAGAACTATGAACAAAAGCTCCCGTCCATTCTGTTACCATTTCCCTCCATGGAAATTGTAAACCTGATCGGTCTGAGATGGCTAGTGCATGTTTTCCTGTTGCATACTTTGGCATTAGATATTTGGATAATAAGCTTTAGGTGTTATATAAGTACTTGCCGCTGATCCGTCCTCCTGTAAAGCTCTTGCCAATTCATCTTCGTATAATAATTTAAAGGGTTGTGTTTTTTCCATTCTAAATTTTTGTGATAAATAATAAGCTAAGCCTGCCACCATCGGTGGAATAAAACGATACGGAACATCAGTCGCGTTGGAATATGTTCCTGCATCCTGAATTCTTTTAACAAAAAAGATATGTAAATTTTTAGCTGCATTACTCGCATCGGGAGTTGGATAGATAGTCATCGTCACTCTATCAATAAATCTTTGAACCCAATAGTTACTGGGAGTGCCTTCTGATTCTTTATTCGCGTATCCTGAATAAGTAGAACGATCAACTTTACCTAAAGCCGCATCCGATTGAGTGTTCCCTGCCATATTCGTTCGTAATGAACATTGTTCTATATCCGAGAAACCTGGAACATAATTGGTAACGACTGCAGCATCTAAATGCGTAGCTGCTGTCGTACTATGGGCTCCACGTGTTACACCCGTTAAATCATTACTACTAAACCCTACATAAGTTATATCTTCAGTACCAATTCTAACGGTGCCTTGATTATTCATTCCTGTAATAGAAGTTAAAGTAATGCCAGTAGTCGCTGCAGCATCGGTAATAGCTCCATCTAGAGTGGTATTAAGTCCACTAGATTTTTGCAAAGCTGCCGCCCCAGTCGTGGGCATGTCGGAAGGGTATCTATAAAAATTAAATTCTTTTTCTCCTTGAGTCAAAGTAAGATTTAAAGTTCCTACTTCCCAATAATGCAATCCTCGATTTCCCCATTCTTGAAAAAGAATGTTGAGTGATCGTCTTGCCGCTTTTAATTGATAGCCTGAAACATTAGGAAAACCTACTCGTTCAAAAGCTTCTTCAATAATATCGGCAATAGTAAAAGTTTTTCCAAATGTATAACTATCTGAAGTGGTGTTAGGCAATGTTTACCTCCTAACCGAAGAAAAATGTAGCGTCTGTAATCGTAGTTAAAGTTGCTTTTCCACTCGTTTTACAATAAAGACCAGTCCCAGGAAATTCTATATAATAAGGAATTTCATGTTGACTAGTTCCATCAGGAACTGCAAATTTACACACACTCGTAGTGGCATCTAAAATTTCGATACTGCCTCCTGAAGCAACATCACTTAAATAATAAACCCCGAGTATTCTACACGGACCAGCAAAAATAGTTTGAGCCGCCCCTGCAGCAGTTAGTTGTGTAGATTTTATATCTACTGGATATGTACTCATAATTTAATCTCCTTAGTCGTGAGCTCCCGAAGGAGCTCACATTATTTTATTAGTTAGCAGTTAAATTGTTCGCATGAACATATTGAACTGTAATTCTTGCACTACCAGCTGAAGCCGAGTTAGCTATGGTAATACCATAGAGTTCCACATCAGAAGTACCTGTGTTTGTCCACACATCCACTGCTGCGGGGCTCATCACCGCAGATGTTGCTGTTGCCCCTACGCTAGCTGCTGCTGAAATATCAGTAGCATCTCCAGAACTATTACCAACTGAAATAGTTGTTGTACTTGAAGAAGTAAACAACGATTCCACTATAATAGTCATGCTTAAGATTTGACTTTTCGCAGGAATAATAATTCCTAGCGCTGTCGCTGTAGTAGTAGCATGTGTCAGCTCTGTATCGGATGATTGAGACATAACACAAGAACCCACATTTGCCACATTTGTGCCAAGTGTAGATCCAGTTGTATTTCTAATTGTTCCAGCCTTAATTGGACCAGAAAATGTAGTTGTTGCCATGATTATAATCCTCCTAGATTATGTAGATCTAGTCTCTAGGCCGTCGACTATACGCGTCTAGATCTAATTAATAATTGTATAGTAATTCATCTATACCCCAAATTTAAATTTGGCGCAAGCGATCTTGTAGTAAAAATTGATTTTTGATAGCGCTTAAGTGGCTATCGAAACTTCAGCCTTAGCGTCGTGTATTTTAGTTTGAAGAGTATCTTCTTCAAACTCTTTGGCAATGATTTCTTTGATAACATCCTGGATTTGTCTATTGATCTCAATCATCCGAATATTATGCTTCCCGTCCTTCAGGTGCTCGTTTTGCCACTCGAGTTCCAAGGACCGTTTCGTAATGTACAGGTCTTCCGTCATTTCTAACCTCCTCATAGGTTATCCATTTACCACGGGTAAATCCATCTTTCTCCAGTTTTACCTTATTTTGTCCTAGTTTGTCAAGGATTGATTTTTCAACACTTTCCTTAGTGTCTTCAGCCATTACATTAAAATCAGCATAATAGCCGTCATGGTGAATTTTTACTCGGAAGTTTTTCATAGGTCTAATTTCTTACTTTATAAACGAAATGAGGCCGTTTTGAGGCGGCCTCATCTCTAATGTTATTACGCTCCTGGTGAACCGTAAATACCTCTAGGGTCAGAACATCCGAAGACGTATCTTTCTCTAGCTTTGTATCTAACGTTTCCAGTATCGAAATCGCCTTCCATTGCAGTTGTCAATGGGGCACGATTGAACATTTTCATACCATTAGGTACGTCTGTAATAATATACCATGCGTCCGTATCAGTTAAGAAATTATTCACTCTGTATCCTTGAGGAATCATTCCCATAGATTTAGTTGCATTGATATCATTATCAGCTGTTCCCACTCTGCCTTGAGATTTAAATAATCTTTCAGCAGTAAATTGCGTGTTAGAAGGAATGATCATTTTCACTCCTTTAGCAGCAATTTTAAGACCTCGTTCATCCGTCATGTTAGCAATGTCTATTAAAGCTTGCTCCATTGACGTTTCATTAAGATCTGCCGCAGTTGCTAAAGTATTACTAAATACTCCTGCAATCGTCGGGTGCTCAGTACTAAATAAAGTTACAGCGTCTCCAGTTTTAAAGCTACCAGATGGTAGACCATTAATTAATGGATTGACTGCTTTTACTTCTTTAGCATTGCTCATAGATCTTGCTAAAGCTTTTGTATAACGAGAAGCAATTCTATCGTAGAGGTTATCTTCGATAGCTTCTTCTGTTATCGCAAATGCTAGAGCGATAGTCTCATTAGTGTAACGTGCTGTAAAAGTTTCTTGAGCTTCGTCATATGATATGCCTTGCCCTTCCGCTTTTACATCAGCATTCGCAAATCCTGATAACATAACTTCCTCTTCGAAAGCTCTGTCAGAAGATTCTTGAACGTATATTTCAGCATGTTGATTTTCATACCGCTTGTATTCCAGCCCAAATAGTGCATTTAGGCCAGGCTCTAGTTCTTTAACTAGCTGTGCTCGTGATATTGCCATTGTCTATATGCTCCTATTACGCGCTATCCACAAACTCATTAAGATTTGGAACGACAATTACAGAAGTGTAAGCAGCTGTAATTGTGTTATTGCTAGGATCGTCTGCGAGCCTAACAAGTCTCCATGAGTAGTTTGTAGCGTGTGTGCTTCCGATATCTAACGTGTTTGAAGATTGTCCAGTAGTAGTACTACCTGACACCGCATTCAAATTGTATGTTTTCATATGCCCCGATTGCGGAATCGCCGCATCAGTTGCAATTTCATATAATTGAAATGGGTTATCTAAAACAAACGCCGTAGTATCTTCGCTGTTTGCTGGAGTAACTGCAGTAATATAGCCATTGTTCCATGTCGGCTTCAAAGTTGTAGCCGCATTGTAGAATATGCCATTCAACACACCACACATAGATGTCGTTCCAGTGGTTACAACAGTACCTTCCGTCATATAACCAGCAGCTGAGACAACAGGTGCACCGTGATAAATTACAGCGGCGCTATATCCTGCGTCAATCTTATAAGCTGACTGACCTTGAGTTGACGGAGTATTACCTAATGTCCCAACGGGAATTAATCCATAGCCTTGTGTATTGCTATTTGCCATTTGTTACTCCTATGTTTACAGTTTTACCTGTAAACGGTTAAATTAAATCGATGATAGGGAATTGGTTGTTATCCCGAGAAAACTAGGTCTTCTTTGTACCACCGAAGGTTACACGAGACTGCCTGTCAATATTGATAGGCATCCTCTTATCCTGCTCCTTCATAAGATCGTGTTCTATAGCTTCGTTTTGGTCTGTATGACGTCGTGTCATATAGTCTGTACGTTGCTGCGCAATCTCTTCTGGAACCTTTGCAAGCAAAAGGCCACCGACCCCTACTACCCCCTTGTATCGACCTTCGTCGATGACTGGATAATCTGAAGCATTTTCGATTTCATCAGCACGAACGAGTTCATAACCTTCTCTTATTCGTCCTTGGATATTTTTCGTATCCGAAAATCCCATGACTTCAGCTCTGATCCATCTGTACCTAAATCCTTTAGGCGCAGGAGGTGCATCTAGAGATGATGGAGGAACCCACACTTTTGGTCTTTCAGATTTGGACCGTGTTTGGCTCGCACGAGGTTGTTTTGTATCTTCTTGTTTCATACGCTTATACTACTCCCTTCGTGTTTTTTAATTGTTTTGCGTAGTCTTCGAGTGGCACTCCTAATTTTTTCGCAATAGCGACCTGTGAAGAAGTGAGTCTCACAGTTTTGCGACCAGGCTTCACGCTTCTTTTTGCAGAAGCGACCGTCTGAACGGGCTCGGTCGTATACTTATTATCACTCTTATCAAATTTATGCGGAAAGTCAACACGAATTCTTTTATCTACTTCAGCATAATATTCATCCGATTTAGGGTCATAACCTTCCTTGTCCACTAAATCTTTATGAATTTCGAACGCAGTAAATGTCATGGCTCGATTTTGACCAAACCATGTGTTTCTTGAAGCCCAAGCGTCAGCCTCTGGATCAGAAGCAGGAAGCTGAGAAGAAGGTTGTTGAGGTTCTCTCACATCAGCAGGTTTTGCTGGTGTTTCTCTCATCTCTTTGCTTTGTTCTAATCTAGCATTGTCAAATGCTAAAGTAGCGATCTTTTTGTTGGCTTCGACTTGTGCCTTAGCGTCTCCAGATTCAATGGCTCTAGCCAAATCTTTTTGGGCTGAATTCATTCCTTCTTTAACGCTCGACTCAAACCTTTTAATATAATCAGAGTCTGTCTTAACAAAACGTTGTTCTAACGTCTTGCGACTATCTTCAGCCGCTCTTGCATATTCCGTAGCTGCATCCCGCTGTCTTTCAGCTTCGCGCATCTTACGGGTTAATTTTGAAATACGAGACTGAACCCCTTTGCTATATTCTTCAAGTTGTTCGTCGTCTTGTTTTTGTTCTTTTTTAATTTCTTTGACGGTTTCTGTTTCTTCTTCCTTTGGTGCTTCTTCCTTGATTACTGGTTCTTGTTCCGTGGCTTCTGTCTCTACGACTCCTTCTTCTTTTACTTTTTCTTCAGGAACATCAATCTCGG